AAAGATAATGATGAGAAAAATGATGATTGTTGTAGTGGCTTCTTTGACCTTATTGCAAGGTTGTGCCACAAATCTCGTAGTAGATACAAAAGGAAGATCAGGTACGTTTGATAAATCAAGAGCAGATGAATTAACAGATGATAGAATAATCTGTAAAAAGATTGTTGAGGAAAATGTAAATACATTGTTTGATAATGGTAAATGGTTGTTTGCTAAATATATGGAATACGGAACAATAGGTTTAGTAAAAGCACCTGAAAGAAAATCAACAACTATAAATAGGAACTGTCTGACTAAGCGTGGTCATGCGGTATTAAATTAGAGAGGAAATATGATAACAGATAGTCAAGTAAGAAACATAAGCGTAATCAAACAAAGATTACGTGCTTGTCTAGCAACTATGAATGGTGCTAGTCAAAATGAACAGGAAGTTAAATTCCAAGAATATATTGGAATTAGATTAAGACAAAGAAGAATAGAACTAGGATATACTCAAACTCGTATTGCAAATGCTTTAAATTGTACATTTCAGCAGATACAAAAATACGAGAAAGCAACTAACGGAATGTCTTTAGTAAAGTTTGTTAAGTTCTTAGAATATACTAATACAGATTGGTCATACTTTTACAGACCACTTAATAAGCTAGGAAAGAAAATATATTTAAATGGGGGGTCTAATGGCAAAACAATTTAAAGAAAATAAGTTTGGTAATAAAATAGAATACAATCCAAAAGCTAAAGGGTATAGATATTCTGTAGATGGCCAATTCAAATCAAGTGTAACAACCGATATTGGTAAAAGAATGGATAAAGGTTTTTTGCAAATTTGGTCAAAAAAAATGAGAGATGAATCTATAAAAGAAATAATGCTGATGGATAAAAAACCATTAGATCAAATAAATAAATTCATTCAAAGAGTTAAAGAAAGAGCAGAAAAGAAAGAGTCTTTTGGTAGAGATATAGGAAGTGAACTCCACGAATGGATTGACTTATATTTTAAAAGCAAATTAAAGAAAGATAAAGAACCTGTATTACCTGAATCTGAACCTTTAAGAACAATGGTAACAAAATGGAAAAGATTTTGGAAAGCACAAAAATTTAAGGTGGTTGCGAGTGAATTACCTTTATATAGTCCTAAATTTGATTGTTGCGGAACTAATGATGTTATTGTAACAAAAGATTCTTGGAAAGGTCAAAATGCAGTTCTAGATTGGAAAACAAGTAAAGACTTCAGCTTTGATCAACCAATTCAAGTTGAAATGTACAGAAGATTTATAGAAGAAAGTTACGATTTTAAAATACAGAAACTCGCTATCGTTAATATACCTAAAGAACCTGAAAAAGAGGTTTCTATGTTTGTTGTTAAAATAGATGAGTCATATTTTAAAGCTTTTAAGGCTATTAAATATCTTAATAAACTTGAAAGTAAATTTAAAGAAGACCTAAAAAAATGGAAAAAGGAGAATAAGAAAAATGTATAAAAAATATGGAAACAATGACTTTGAAACTCATAAGTTAGAAGTCACTTTATTACATAATCAAACTGCTAAAGCTGGTGGTTGGGATTATAAAAGTATGTCTAAAGTTCAGATGTACGACTCAACAACAAAAAGAAAGTATAGCCCTTATCAATTTCAACAATGGTTAGAATCACCTCATATAATGGCTATGATAAAAAAAGGTGCTAATTTAAAAATTGCTACATATGATTATGAAGATAATCCAACTAAATATGATGATGGCAATAGAAGAAAAATAGTCTTTTATTTTAGTGCATTAAAAAATCAACCTGTTAGACAAAATAATATAGATGGTATGAAACCAATATCTCAGACAATGCCACAATATTCACCTCAACAGATGACAGAAGCCCAACCATCAGCACCCGATAACGCTGTGCCTGTCACAATGGAAGACCATAAAGCAATGAGTGAACTTGATGATGAAATACCATTTTAGTCTATGAGTGATATTGAAGTTAAAGCATTAGTAAATTATAACAAAATGCTTAAAGAGCATTTACAAGATCAACAAAACACCATTGATAGATTACAGACTATGAATAAGAGTCATAAAACTATTAATGGTCAGTTGAGAGTTACTAATACTAGACTCAGAGAAGAAAACAATAAACTCAGAAATGAGATACAATCTTTGCGTCAAAAAATACAAGATGACCAAGACCTAATAAAAGACTTATACGAATACCCATAGGAGATAAAATGAAAAACGAATATATGAATTTAAATAGTGTAACAGCTTATAGACATTTAGAAGAAGCAATTAAAGCTTGGTCTTTTTGGCAAGAAAAAGTCATTATATTAGATGAGGGGAGAAAAGCTATGTTTAGTAAATGTGTATTAAAACATAAGATTGATAGTAAATCTGTTGTAGAAGCTGAACATAAAGCTAGAACTGATAAAGAATATACAGATATAGTCGAGCAATATGCAAAAGCTGAAAAAGAACTTATTTCTGCTAGATACCATTATAATAATTTAGATAGATATATAAGCTTTAAACAAACAGAAATAAAACGTGACGTTCAATTAACAAACAAGGAGTAGAAAATGACAAAGTTATATTTAGATACTAATGGTCATTATCAAAAGGTAAAAGAAGACAAGATCGAGTGGAAGTCTATAATTGCAAAGACTCTAGCTTATCTTGTTTTGTTTGCTGTGATAGTGTTCTATTTTTATTTGTTACTTAGTGACGTGTAATTTCAAGACCTGTTAAGTCTGTAGATTCGTCTATTTCAATGGTGCTTATGCTGTAAGTATTAACATAAGCATCAGGTCTTTCATCAACTTGGTTTAACATCTTTTGTACTTTTGGGAAGTGTGGAGATTGATCTATAAATATAAATGATGCTCTACCAATATTATTATTATCAGTTCCTATATCTATCTCTAAATTAGTAATTACAAAATCTATAACATTCTTCATACCTTACAATATAGGTATTCAATGCTTTATTAAATTACTTTTTTTTGATAGCTGAAACTCCACGAATACCAAGTATTGTACTAAAAGCACCAATAACTAAACCTTGATACCAAAAAGGAAGATTCTCAAATTTCATAAAAAAATAATCAACACGTTCTTGTAAAGCTTGGTCGCCAAAGAAAACTGAATAAGCTAAAATTAATAACGGCAAACTCAATAAAATTAAACAAAATTCATCTTTAAAATCTGACTCTTGTCTTTTATGAACTATTTTTTGTAGTTCTACTTCTCCAGCTACAGCACGTTCTAAATGTTTAACTTCTGCTTCGCTTTCTAAAAGCTTTGCTCGTTTTTTATTTCTATATATTTCTGCACCTGTTTTTAGTGCTAATTTACCTAGTGTGAACCACATTTTAACTCCATAGCTAGTTCTGCATAATGTTTGATCTTTTTGTATCTTTCCATATCAGATTCACCGTTTTTTCTACGAACTGCGTATTTTACTATATTACCATCTATAAAATCAAGCTTATGTGCTGTTATAAACTCGATAGCTTGTATCTTTGCGTTTTTGTAGTGTGACCCTTGCTCTTGTCTATCTAAGGCACTCTCCGTTGAGATATGACGCTTACAGCACGTCTTTTTCATACTATCTTACCTATCCATTTACCTTTATTGTCTAAAACCATTGGTAGAAGTTTAGGGATACCATTTATAATAATACCGCAACCCAAAATGAACCTTGTTTTAAAATTTTTAGCATATGCAAAAGCCATTGATTTTTGATTGATTAAACAACCTACATTCATAGCAAAAAATAGGTTATCAGGATTAGCCCACCAGCTTACTAAAAACTTAGTGTGATAGTGTCCTTGTACTGCTGACATTCCCATAGTTTGAGAAACTTTTAATATGTCTGCTGATCTTCCGTGAGTAAAAAAACATTTTTGACCATTTGACATTTTAAGAGTTAAATCATCTACCCATTTCCATTTCTTAGTTCCTAAGAAGTCTCCGTAATCTTTTAGAAATTCTTTACTCATACCAAACTTTAAAGCACGTCTATAAACTAAGCTAGAGTGGTTACTATCTACTTCTATTACTTTAGGAAAGATACCCTCTAATTCTTTTACATACTTTCTAGCTTCTTTGAGTTCGTGACCAGCAGAAAATAAATCAGGGTCGTGTGAGTGCATTGATATAGCGTGAAAGTCTAACAAGTCTCCAATGTTAACTATGAAGTCGGGTTTGTATTCTTTTTTTATTTCTTTTAAAAATCTAATAGCATCTTGATGGTGATATGGAATATGCATATCAGAAATGACTAAAATTCTTTTATGATTCATACAAGTTTTACTTGTACAGTTATTTTGAGATAATGTAAAGGAACTGAGAGACTACGGCTACGCCAACTGCACAAATTAGATATAAAATTCTATCTATATCTCTTTGCATATGTTTAAGATGATTTGTTTCAATCGTATGAATTTTTTGATGGATAAGTTTTATCTTACCCTCAATCTCTATAAACTTTTCGTTAGTTGTTGTTGCCTTTTTCATGCCACATTATACTAAGATTGATCTACTTTTTCTAGTATTAATTCAAAGCCACCACTTATAATTGATACTCCAAATGGTATATTAAAAACATTACTTATCATCTTTTTTTCCTTTTTCTTCTAAGGTCTGTGTCATGTTTTCTACTTCCACGCAAAAAAGAATTAACTCTAGCCATACTCCATTGTGCCATTCCTATTCTTGGTCTTGAACCTGAAGATAGAAAAGCACCTTGTCCTCTACGATATACTTTTTTAAGCATACCAAGAGTTATGTTTTTTCTATTCTTTGCTTTTGCTCTTAGTGTAGAGATAACTTGTTTAGATAATGGTTTTCTTCTTACGGCCATTACTTAACTCTTGCTTTAAACATTGATGTAGGAATTACTGCACCTGATTTATATAGACGTGACATAGATTGTAAAAGCTTTGCTCTTGAACCTCGTTTTTTACCTTTAAGACCTGATAGATACTTCTTAGGTATTTTAGTCTTTTTATCTTTTGGAACTTTTCTTCTTTTTGCCATGAGCAGAGTCTTTCATTAAACGACCATCAGGCATATAATGGTAGCCCTTAGGTGCTTTTTTTCTTTTTCTTTTTTTTGCCACTTCTTCTTTTCCTTTTCTTATAACGAAACTTATTTATCATTTCTGATAAAGTTCCTGTTGTAGTAAATCCTGACATTATCTTTTTTTCTTTTTACCTTTAGACTTTTTACCTTTTTTCATCTTAGGTTTTTTTCCATAGTGTCTCGGCATAATTATTCTCCTTTAGTTAG